CTTCAAAAGCTGTTAGGACTTCGCCAGCATACAGCTTGAGAAACAGGTCACGTACGTCACCTGTAAGGTTATTCTGGCCTTGGAAGCTTACGCTATAGGCCGGATTTGAAGCAGCTTGTGCCATTTTTAATTACTCCTTAGTGAGTATAATGTTGAGTTAAATACACTCTGCATTACACTACATCCTTTCTCCAAGATTGTCCCTCGCAAGGGGTCAGGGGTAATCGTTTGTTATGTTAGCTTCGTGTTAGGGATATGATCCCTTCTAAATACACAAGGGCTAGGACAGCATTACCTGTTTCCTAGCCTGACACCTGCCCAAGCAGCCGTATATAACGTCCTAAGGTAGCGAATCTTCTGCACGTTTGACGTAACTTCGGTGGTGTATTCGTGTATTTAGAAGGAAGGGGGAGAATGACATCCCCCAACCCCCATAGAGACAGTTTAAAATACCGAACTGCGTGATAGCTTTGCAGCTACTTGCTGTCGGTAGGCAGGGTCTTTGTCGTATCTGGGGTCACGCATAGCCGCAGTCAGTTCAGCAGCACTCTCAAATTTCCCACCCGATACAGGTGCATTGTTACCTTGGATAAGCCTAGGCTCAGTACCTACTTCGGAACGATAACGAGCAACCAATCCCTGTACGGCAAAGCGAACAGAGGCTGGGTCTCCTGAGTCAACAGTTCTATTAAACGTATTGACTTCATTAGGCTGGAGGTTCTCAGATGCCCAAGACATCATGTCCTGATAACCTTCTTCTCCTCCAGCTAATTCAAACATCTCATTATTCATGGATGAAGCTAGTGCCTCCTGCCCTTGGATGTAACTATCCACTAGGGTACGAGGGAAACCAGCCTCCTCCAAAGCTTCATAAGCGTCAGGTGTTAGTTCACCTAGCTCATTATATTCTGATGCTAATACATCAAAGTCCAATCCAGCAGCCCCTAGTACTTCAGAGACTTCCTCATTATCAGGAAGCTCCTGTACTTCATCAGGGTCTACATCCTCTATTTCAGCATCGTCATCATAGTCTTCGCTGTCGTTGGGTTGTCCTAACTTAGACTCCAGTGCGGTGTACGCTTGAGCCATATCCTCTACGGATTTAAACTTATCAGGTAGCCAGTCAGGACGATCTGGATTGTTATTTTTCTCTAACTGCTCAGCCTTCTCTAGCATAGCTAGGGTGTGGTCAGCAGGTTCTGCATTAGTCTGGTCTTCATTATAAGTATTTAAACTGTCTGCCATGTTAGTCCTCTATTTTGTTTCAACCTTATAGGAACGGCCTTCAAACTTAAAGGTCTTCTTACCATCCTTCTTAGCTTCAGCAAATGCTTTGCGGAAAGCTGAGGCAGATTTAGTACCCTTCTTATAAGTAGGGAAATCTGCTGCGTTGATACGTCCGTCTTTAGGTTTAGTAGTTTCTCTGGTCTTAGGCTTTTCTTCATCCTTAGACATGGCTGCTGCTGTACCTGCTGCCCCAACAGCACCAGCTTTAGCTTGTCCCTTAGCGTAGGCACGTTGGCCTTTGGTGGCTTTTTCTACTTGCTTCTGACCTTCTGTTGGTTTCTTAGCAAGTTTAGCACCTTTTTTACCCTGACGAATAATACCTTTAAGTGCGGCCTCTCCACCCTTCTTCAGTAGTTTAACTGCGGCGGTTCGTCCAATGATTGCAGCGGCTGCTGCTAGTAGTGGTAGTGCCATTAGCCCTGCCCTTCCTGTTCTTGTTGTTGCTGTGCCTGTGCTTGTGTCATCATAGCAGCAGCACCACCTGACTTAATCATCTCAGGTGTACCACGTACTGCCATCTGCTGCATAGTCTGCATCTGCATTGCTTGCTGTTGCTTCTGCATCATCTCTGCTTCTTCTTGAGCCTTCTGCTCAGCAGACTTGATAAGACCATTGGTATCAATACCAAGACTAGCACCTAGTCGATCAATGTAATCGTTAAGGTTCATCTCACGTGCAATAACCTCTGGGCCTAGTGGCTGTAGGTATTGCAGGAAGGTAGCTAGTTTGTTAAGGTCTTGTCCTCGTCCAAGGGCTTCGATACCAGTAACAACAGTAGGGCTAACAGTATCCTTAGGTAGCTTAGGCATCTTGCCAGAGCGTTCCATGATGGATAGTATCTTGTTAACCAGAGGCATCTGTAGTTCTTGTGACAGGATAGAATACACACCACCTAGGGCAGACTCTAGTTCCTGTGCCATGAACCGTACTTCTTCAGCAGTAACACGCTCAGCCTGACGCTGAACCGCACTGTTCATTAGGAAGGCATATGCTAGACGCTCACTAATGTTACGTCCAGACTCCATAGCTACTCTAAAGTCAGTTGACTTCTGTACCTGTAGAGTGGAGACATCAGTAGCATCACCACTAACGATAGCACCGTTAGGGCTTTCAGCTAGTACTCGTGCCTTAGTTGTGCCATTAGGTTTGACTAGGAACAATACCTTAGCTGATGCCGCAGCACCCTCTACGATAGCTTTAGTCAAAGCCTCAAGGCTCTTAAGGTCTCCGATATATTCTTCTACATAACCCCTACCATAGTCCTCACCGTCTACTCTAGTAAACCGTAGTGGGATGAAGGGGCTTTCGTCTAGTTTAAATTTACCACGGCTGTTAGGGATTTCAAACCCTGACACTTCTTGATAAACTTCCCAGCCCTTTTGTGTTCTTGTAAGGTGGGTGTATAGCTCAAGGTTCTTCATCTCAGACTCAGAAGCCTGTATGAGTTCTTGAATTTCTGGAGGAAGCATCAAGGCATTGACGCTTTCTTTAGTAATAATCTCTAAGACATTACCCATAGCATCCCGCTTAACCACATAACGGTCAAGACGAAACACTTTCATGCCTCCCTCTTTAGGCATAAAGAGAAGAGCATTGCCTGTAACAATAAGCTGCTTCAGTGCTTCAAACACTGGAACACGCATTGCCTTGGATTCGATCTCTTGCATAGCTGCTCGTTCAATACGAGACAACGCTTCCTCGACTGCACCACGTGCTTCTCCACCTGCTAATTCAGCAAGGTCAAAGTCATCAATGGTAAGTCTAAAGAATGGACTGTTAGGTGGTAGTAGAGCCAGAAGCAGTTTAGATGCTAGGTTGTTTACACCTCTAGCACCAACTCCCTGATAAGGGGTCTGGTATATTGTACTACTACTATGTCCATCAGGAGGCAAGAGCATAGGTATTGTTAGCTCTGCTGCATCACGCCCACGCTGCAAGAACATATCTCTTGATGACTCGCACTGGGCATAACGCTTAGCAGCACCGCCGCCACTATTCTCATATGCCATAATATTTACCTTTATTTAGAAATATTTACACCAGATGATGCACCTGTAGAACCGCCTGATGTTGATCCACCAATAGCTAGTCCTGCATTTTTAGGAGCTACTTTAAGTTTAGCCTTACCTGTTTTCTTTTTAGCCGCTGTCTGAGAAGCGGTATCTACATCCGCTAGATCAGTATCGAACTCAGGTGTAGCAGATGTTACCGGTGCAGCCTGTGCTGGCACTGGTGGTGGGGCTGGTTTTGAACTTGAAAAACACATTGTTAAGTTTCCTCGAAATCTTGATTGTACAACTCTTCCAGCTTTCTAATAACAGACTGCTGGCCTTGCAGATAACGTAGTTCTTCAATAGAAACTTCGTTTGCTGGAAGTTGATTAGGGAACAAATCCGTAAGATGATCTAATAATTCTCTAGTTAAAGAAGGTATATTACCTAAAACTTTCATTTGAATTTGCCTATAGGTCAACTTTAGAACAAGGGGTAGCTAACCCCCTGATCTAAATAGGTTAAATTTTTACTAGATATCTACTAGTTCACAGGCTCCAGCGGTACACGCTAGTGTCTGACTACCAGATGTAGTATCTACTTTTTCATATGCAGACAAGGCTGACCAATCAATTCTCTTAGGCATTACAGCCTTTAGTTCCTCGTAGTCTTCTTTAGGAACCTCTTGATAAGGAGCTTGTGCATATGTGTGGTCACTGTGGGGTAGGAATGAGATACCGGAGCAGATGTCAAAGTTCTCATAGACCCACGCACCTACTGCCATCCACTCTGCATCCTTGACTGTAATAGTCACTGATGGTTTGTGTTCACACCAGTGGAGTGCGTAGTTCTTCCACAACTCTAGCTGCTGTAGTGCAGTCATATCATTACGAGTAACAGCACCAGATGGTGACTTAGTAGGGAAGCTGAACACTGTAGTAGAGTCAGGCTTCATCACGCATGGTTCATGTGG